GGTATAAAAGACTTTTTATCTGCAGCAGATGCGGCAGGTGCTTTTATTGTTAATGATCCTTCAACCTTCGTTACTAGAAGGATTACCTTGAGTGGTTTTAAAGGAATCATGTTAGGTTCTGCTATGGGCGCAGGCGCAGGTGGATTTGTGGCTATGAATCCTATTATGACAGCATTAATGTTAAAGTATGGTTCAAAATTATTAACAAGTCCTAAAGCTTTAAAAGCATTTACTGAAGTGTATACTGACGCTGTTAAGTTTCCTACAAAAGATCCTCTTACAAAATCAAGAAGAAATGACCTTATACAGTGGGCAAATGAATTCTTACCAACCGATGAAGATTTAGAAGAACAAGACTTTATGAAAGAGATTGATCAATCGATTATTAGTTTAATAGAGAATCCTCAAAGTAAATTAGAACAAAATGCAGCTAGAGATAAACAAATTGAATTAATGACTAAAACTCCAGAAGGACGTGACTTAGAAACTTTACGTGAGATTGACAGAAGAGTTACACCTGATACTCAAGAACAACGTTTTTATGATACTACTTTTCAACCTGACGTTTCACTACAACCAAATATTCCAGGAGCACAACTTGCACCACAAACTCGAAGTGATTTAGCTTTTGGAACTTTAGATGATGCCTTAGAAAGTCAAATGATGAAAAGAGGAATAGGAACACTATGATCGCTTTAGATGCTGTAACACCGTTAAGTCAATTACCGACAAAGCCATTGAAAATGAATAAGGGTGGTGCAACAAAAAAACTTGCTGAAGGTCCACCAGAGAACATAGATATGTTACCAAGGTTCGAGGGCTTTGAACCAGGACCTAATCAGTTTATGTTACCAGAAGAAGAGACAGTGATTCCTAGTGAGCCAAATATTATAGAACAAGATTTGTTTCAGCGAGGTGAGGTGCGTCCTTACGCTGTTCCGAAGACGGATACACCAATGTCTAGTGAGCCTTTTTTTGATACAGATATGGGCACAATCAGACCAGAAGTAGATATGGAAAAAAGAATGATGTATGGCCCTGTGATCAGACCACAAGAAGTATATCCTATGGACCCCGATCCAGGGATCATGGGCATTCCACCAAACCCTAATATGCCAATGGGAGGCATGCCACAATTATTAGAAGCTAACTTGCAAAATGTTGGGAATAATGGTATTTTTGATTTATTAGGTAAACTAGATAATGAAAAACCTGTGGGCAGTTATAACATATAAAATTAAAAATTTATTTAAGAAAGGAGATCCCGATGAACATCAAAAGCATTGGGGGATAGGATCATGATTGATTTAACAGATGACTTGAAAGCAAGGGTGCGTTTGCATGAAGGGGTGCGCACAGTAATGTATTTAGACACACTAGGAAAAGCCACGATCGGCATAGGCCACCTTATTCAGCCTCACGAACGGACACGATACGCTGAAGGCGTTGAAATATCCATGGAAGAAGTCGAAGAACTATTTGATATAGACCTGAATAGAGCTGCTGCGGGGGCTGATCTATTGATAGATGAGTGTGTTGGACACGATTTACCTGACAATGTATCTGAAGTTATACTAGAAATGGTGTTTCAATTAGGCACAAATGGTGTTCGTAAGTTTAAAAACATGTGGAAAGCCATGCGTGAGAAACGTTGGAAAGACGCCGCTACTGAGATGAAGGACTCGAGGTGGCATAAACAGACAACAAAAAGATGTGAAAGTCTTGCAGAAATAGTTGCAAAAACGAACGTATAAGAGTAGGATTCAAGCATGGGTAAATACAAATTTGATCATATAAAGATAATTGAACCTAAAGTTATTGACGAGTCTAAAATCGTTGATGTTCCAATGCCAAAAGGCATGGTTGAAAAAGCATATACTGCAAGAGCCATGAAGCTTTATGGCAAAAAGAAAAAGTAGGAGGCTCTATGAAAAAGAATCTAAAAACAGTTGATAAAAAGAAGAATCCAGGTCTAGCAAAGCTACCAAAAAAAGTCCGTAACAAAATGGGTTACATGAAAGATGGTGGTGTTGTTAGAGGAACAGCTAGAGGTGGCGGAGCAGCTACTAAAGGCTTAGGTTATAATGTAAGGCCCAACTAATGTCATATGATAAAGAAGAAGATATCTTAGAGAGAATTAGAGAGCTTCGTGGCTCAATGACCGAGGACAACGAATCAGAAGTTATGGCTGAAATCATTCAGCTTGAAGACGAACTCACAGGTGGTGATTAATGGTTCTCCCTTTAGTACCAATCGCAGCACAAATTGCTAGAGTAGTAGCAGGTAAAGGTATCAAAGCAGCAATAAAAAAGTTTGGTAAAGATGCTGTAAAAAAGAATGCTAAAAATATTCCATCATTAGTTCGTGCCAAAAAGATAAAAGCAGGAGCCAAAGAAGGCGATCGTGTAAGATCTATAAAAACACCAAAATCTAAGTTTGATAAGGATTACAAGCCGTTTTCACCATCAAAAAGTCAAGCTGGTATCAGAGCACGTCAAGCAGAAAAAAGATCAATAGCTCGTGGAGAAAAACCTGACAGAAGATCTACACTTGGTAGAAGAGGTTATAACTTTAAAAATGGTGGAACTGTAGCTGGTCGTTTAGCTAAACGTGGTTACGGAATATCTAGGTAATGAGTATCTTCGGTATTGCAAAAAAAGGCTTGGGTCTTTTAGGTAAAAAGAAGAAAAAGGAAAAAACCTTTCGCGACCGATCTGAAAGTAGAGTTATCAAAAGAATTAAACAAAGAAAAAGAGATGATGCTATTTTTAAAGGTATAATGGGTGGCACCGCCGCAACAGGTTATATTGGTATTAAATTAGAAACTACAATGAGGGATTCAGAAAAAATGAGAAAAGCTCAAAAGAAAAAATCTAAGTAATCCAACTTTTCAACTCATCACCCATCACTTGACTGGCTATGTCGACTTTGTTCTTCAAGGCAGTTAATATCTTTTCATCAACCGTTCCCTGACAAACAAAATCAACATAGGTAACCTTATTCTTCTGACCAATTCTGTGAGCACGATCCTCGCTTTGTAATCTTATCTCAAGATCATAATTGTTTGAAAAGTACACAACAGTGTGAGAGGCAGTAAGAGTGATTCCATATCCACCAGTCTTAGGGTTCGCAACAAGGTACGTGAGATCATGTCCTTTGTCCTGAAAATTTTTGACAAGATCCATGCGTACTTGATTTTCTGTATCACCATAAAAAGCTGCAGTCGAAGTATCACCGTATTTCTCCTTTAGTTTTTGAGTTATCGTTTCAATATTGTGTCTATAGTTTGCCCAGATAATTACTTTGCCATCGACTTCCTCTAGGACATTTAATAGTTCATCATATCGTTTGTTAGGCACGTCGTGGATTTCACCATTATCATTAATAGTGAATCCACAACATACCTGGTGCAACTTAACAATCTGTGAGAGCCGGTTCACAGATGTCGTTGTTTTGTCATTGAAAATAAACATTGCGTTTCTTCTCAATGATTCATAAGCTACGAGTTGTTTCTCACTCATAGGTATGAACCTTTTCATATATATTTTCTCAGGCAGGTCCGTGCATTCTTCTTTCTTGACACGGAAAGCATGAGTATAAATCTTTTCTTCTAATTCATCTAAACGTTGATAGCCTGTTATCAAAGGGAAGTGACGACCACCTGACGTAGGTCTATTGACAATCTTTGCGTAGCGAGCACGAAAAGCATAGTAATTAGTTTGACCAAGTATCTTAGGGTCAAGAAAAGCAAACTGTGTATAAATATCTAGTGGTGATTTAGTAATAGGTGTACCTGTTAAAATTCTTTTATAGCTTAAATCTTTTGTCAACTTAATTAAGTTTTTTGTACGTTTAGCATTGTGTGTTTTGATAGTTGTACTTTCATCAACAATCATCATTGTTTTCTTTTTATCTTGTACACTAAGGTATTTTTCTAAAAACTTTACACCTTTTGGTGATGAGATAGATTCTATATTCATCAAAAAAATATTAAGTGGTACAATACTTTTTTCTAATAAATCTGTTAATTTAGCTTTAGTAACAGGATCTTTAAGACTAGGGTCCCACGTACTAATTGCATATTTTGTTTTTTCAGGTGCAACAAATTCTGTAATTTCTTTATACCAATTACGATACACGGACTTCGGTGCAAAGATTACACAGTTATCCACACCTTTTTCATGATGCAATATCATCAAATCCATGATTGCTGTTATAGTTTTACCTGTGCCCATTTCCATCAAGTAGGCGAAATTGTTGATATTTCTATCATGACAAATTCGTCTTGCTTTAAGTTGATGAAGAAAAGGTTCCTTCAAAAAAAAGTTAGCCATATAGAAATAATATATTGCATTTTGTTAGGATTTCAAGTATAACTTTTTTAACGAACAATTAAGTGCTTAGCTGGCACTTATAGCTTGTGGCGGAATAACGTTTTTAACAGAGGCGTAACGCACAGGGGTGATAGAGTAGGGCTAACTAGCTGAGGCTATCATGAGTAGGTACGAGTAGGGTAGAGCAATGTTTATCTGTATCCCGAAAGTTGGAGGTGAAACAACTAGGCCTCCCAAGCTGTTCTATAAAGGAGGTAATATGGCTAACACAATAGACTTTGATGATCTGAAACAAGATGCAGGTGATTTAAAGAAACTTCAAGATGATGATCTAACAGGATTATCTAAACTTATTCAACGACAATTAGATTTAGACTCTGAAATAGAAAATATGGAAGAGACAATGAAAGAATTAAGACGAGAAAGAGATATACTTTCTGGTGAAACAATTCCAACAAAAATGCAAGAATTAGGTATCAATGAAACAACCATGAAAGATGGCAGTAAAGTAACTGTCAAAGAAGGCTTTCATTGTAGAATACCTAAGACAAGAGAAGATGAAGCATTAGATTATTTAAGAAATAATGATCTTGGTGATATAATCAAGAATCAAGTTTCAACAAGTTTCGGAACGGGTGAAGACAATATGGCTGGAGATTTAGCTGGATATATAGAACAGAACTTCGGTATCACCCCTAACGTGAAAAAATCAGTGCACCCCTCGACACTGAAGGCGACCCTAAAAAAGCGCCACGAAGAGGGATTAACGGACCCTGATGATCTCTTTGGGATCTTCATACGTCCAGAAACTAAAATAACAAAAGGAAAAAAATAATGAATGAACAAACAAAAAAACAGGAAGTAGCAACAAAGAAAGCTTCTGCCGTTGCCGCCCCTACCATTGATCTTGGTATGGTCGCACAAGACCAAGGTTTAGGTTTAGCCGTTGTTGATATGAACACGACTGCTATACCTTTCTTGAAAATACTTAGCTCTATGTCTCCGCAGACAAAAAAACAAAAGAGTGAGTATGTTGATGGTGCAGAAGAAGGTATGGTTTTCAATACTGTCACAGAAGAACTCTATGATGGTACTGAAGGTGTTACAGTTATACCATGTCACTTCGAACCTGTTGCATTAGAATGGTCCGATAGAGGAACTGGTTCCTCTGCTCCCATCGTTCACCCTGTGGATACTCCTCTTTGGGATAAAACAAAAAAGGACGCTGAGGGTAAATCTAGGCTTCCAGAGGGTACATATTTAGAAAGAACTCACAATCACTACTGCCTCCTTACAAACAGTGAAGGACTTACATCGCAAGTTCTCCTATCCATGAAAGTGAGTGGACTATCTAAATCAAGAAAATGGAACAGTCTTGTGATGTCGGCTAAGGTGAAGAATGGTGATCAAATCATCAATCCTCCTAGTTGGTATTACTCCTATGTGCTTACAACTAAGCCTCAGTCAAATGACAAAGGTGACTGGTATAGCTGGGACATAAGAAGAGGTGAAGTCGTTTCGGCTAGTCAATACGAAGAAGGTAAACGATTTCATAACGCCGTGAAGAAGGGATCTGTTGAGGTCAACTATGAACAGGCGAGCGAAAGTTCTGGAAGTGATAAACCAGACACCGACAATCCTTTTTAAGGGCTAGGGGGCTTCGGCCCCCTTTCACATATGGAAGCGTATCAAAAATTAAAACAGATCTTCAATGGTCTAAGCCGAGCCCATGGCGTATTTTATCGTGGTGAAACTAAAGAAAGCGGTAAAGTCGGTGGTAAGGCATATATTCTTAAAGAAGAAGTTACTGACAAACATTGGAGAGACCATGTCGAAGGAAATGATCCAAGCCTTGGAATTATTCCGATACGTGATGATAATACATGTTCTTGGTCTTGTATTGATGTTGACGATTACTCAATTGATGTACGCAAGACAATTACTAAATATACAAAATTAAATCTACCTATTATACCTTGCCGATCTAAATCGGGAGGATTTCATCTTTTCATATTCTTTACAGAACCTGTACCTGCCAAAGATGCTATTAAAAAATTAACAGAGATAGCTTCCGTGTTAGGATTTGCTGACTGCGAGATATTTCCAAAACAAGAATCACTCAATGCGGAGCGTGGTGACACAGGAAACTTTCTCAACTTACCCTATTTTAAGGGAGACATGAGCGGAAGATACGCTATGGACGAAAAAGGAGAGTCCTTAACGCTTGATGAGTTCTTCAATTTGGTTTCTCAGAAGGCAATCACACACGACCAACTTCAAAACCTATCTGTAAAGCCTTTAAAACAGAAAAAGACCACTTTTGACGGCCCTCCATGCATAGAAATCATGCAAAACATGGGTATTTTTGAAGGATCGAGGGATGATGTGGTATTTCACTACTGTGTCTATGCAAAAAAGAAGTATGGACCTGGTGAGTGGCAAAACAAAGTCATGGAATTTAACACAGCGTACTGCAAACCACCGATGGGTTACGATCAAGTTAAGCTCAAGATAGATCAACACGAGAAAAAAGAATATGGCTACAAGTGTAAGGACGTACCGATGCGTTCACATTGTGATAGCACGAAGTGTCGAGTAAGAAAATATGGTATTGGCAGAGATGATGTGGCAATGGACATTGCTAATCTCACAAAGTTAGAGTCTGATGAATCAGTATGGCATTTAGATGTAGACGGCTCACGGATCACGGTCACTACAGATGAACTAATGGATCAACGATTGTTTAGAAAGAAAGTATTGGAGACACATACTAGCCTGCCTGTAGAGATGTCTAAAAGAGATTATGAAGCTCGTATGAGAGAATTACTAGAAACCTGTGAAATTATTAAGATGCCTAAAGAAGTGACGAGAGAAGGACGTTTCTATTCACACATAGAAGATTTTTTATATAATCAAGCTATTGCAGATGACATTGAAGATGTATTAAACCACAGTGTTTGGAAGAGTGATGGTAAAATATATTTTCAATTATCAAGTCTGGAAAGATATATGCGTAAGATTCAGTTTAAAGAGTTTTCAACAACTCAAATGGGTTCTTTAATTAGAGACAAAGGTGGAGATTCTAAACAATTTAGAATTAATAAAAATACTGTGAAGAATTTATTTTTTATACCTGATCCTAAACCACAAGATGAGTCTAAGTTAAATGTACCTAAGGTAAAAGATGACGTCCCATTCTAAAATAAAAAAGATCTACGGACCACCAGGTACAGGTAAAACAACATACTTACTTAATATTGTAGAAGAAGAGTTAGAAAAGAATTTAACACCTGAAGATGTAGCCTTTGTTGCCTATACAAAGAAAGCTGCAAGTGAAGCTATTAGTAGAGCGGCACATAAATTTAAACTCGATCAAAAAGATTTTAAATACTTTAGAACAATACATAGTTTAGCTTTTCAATGTTTAGGTCTATCTACGAATGATGTATTAAAACCAAAACATTACATTGAAATATCAGATGCTTTAAAAGTAGATCTAGCACCAAAAGATATACATGATGATGATGGTAATTTTATACAACAAGATCCTTATTTAAAAATTATTGACTTATCCAGAATTACAGGAGTGGGTTTATATGAAACTTTTTCTAAGTTTGGACACATTGTAGGCGGTTGGAGAAAACTAGAACAGATTGCGGAGTATCTTAAAGAATTCAAAAAAAATAGAAAATTATATGACTTTACTGACATGCTGTTAGAGTTTAATCTTAGACCTGACATATGGCCAGATATAGAGGTAATCATCGTTGACGAGGCGCAAGACCTATCGCTCGTACAGTGGCAAGTTATTACAAACCTCATATCTAAATGTAAAAGAGCCTATATTGCAGGTGATGACGACCAAGCTATTTTTAAATGGGCTGGGGCTGATGTTAATACATTTCAGTCTTATCCTGGCACTTCTGTCGTACTCAATAAATCCTACAGAATACCTAAATCCCATCACTTCGTGGCATCCAAGATCGTTCGAAAAATCAGAGATAGAGTCGAGAAAGAATGGGAAGCTAAAGACGAAGAGGGCAAAGTCGTTACAGTCTATTCACATGAAGCAATCCCGTACAAAGATAAACAGTGGCTTGTACTCGCAAGGACTAAATACATACTTAATAAAGTTGAGAAGTTCTTCTTGGAACAGGGTTACTACTACGCACGGTTTGGACAAAGTAGCATAGCTGATAAATTGAAACACGCCATTGCATCTTGGAATAAGATATCAGAGGGTGAGAGTGTTGGTTTGGATGGTGTTAAAGCCATGTATGAATACATGTCATCAGGTATTGGTGTTCAACGTAACTATAAAAATCTTAAAAATTTAGATGATAAAGAAAAGTTTGATTATGAAAAACTGATGTTTCAACACGGTTTATTAATTCAAAAGACAGCTACATGGTATCAAGCATTAGACAAAATACCGTATGGTAAAGTGATGTATGTCCGACAGCTCATGAAGCGAGGTATAAACATTTGGCAAAAGCCACAGATAGAAATTTCTACGATACATGGAGCTAAAGGTGGAGAGGCAGACAATGTTGTTTTACTTTTGGATCTATCGAGAAAGTCCGAAGAAGCATTAATTAGCAACCCTGACGATGAACACAGAGTCTTTTATGTAGGTGCTACAAGAGCACGAAAAGAGCTATGGCTCGTACGTTCTGAGACAGATAGAGAATACCTGGAGGTAATACGATGAGGATTGTTTACAAAGACGGAAAAGTATTTATATCTTTAATAGAGAAAGAAATGAAGGATATCAAAAAGTCTTGGCCACAGCCTGTAGAGATTGATAGAAGCTGGATACCATTCTTAGTAGAAGACATAGCTACAGTAAATTTAGAAGCATGGCGGGATGAATTGGATAAGAAATGAACTGTTGGCATTGTAATACAGAATTAAGATGGATGCAGGATGAAGACATTAGTGAAGAATCGGAAGTTTATTCTTTTATGACATTATTAGATTGCAGTACATGCAGATCATTAACAGAAGTTTATTTTCCAAAAGAAAAGGAGAAGGATGACAATACAAAATCCCCTATTTCAACCACCGAGTGAGTGGGTCTGTCCTGAGTTTATAGATTACAAAGGGCAAAGCCCTGTTGCTATCGACTTAGAAACATACGATCCAGGAATCAAGGACCACGGACCAGGTTGGGCAACCGGTAATGGAAAAGTTGTGGGTGTTGCAATCGCATGGGAAGGTTTCAAAGGATACTTTCCAATTGATCACGACTCACCAGGTAACTACGATAAAAAAGTTTTTATGAGACAGTTTCAAGACATGTTAGATCGTTGTCCTGAAATTGTTTGTCACAATGCCATGTACGATGTCGGTTGGATGAAACGTATGGGTATGAGAATTACATCAAAGATTTGGGACACCATGTTAATGGCACCTATCTTAGATGAAAACAGAATGCGATATTCTTTGAATATTGTTGGACAAGATTATTTAGGGGAAAAGAAATCAGAAGCACTGTTATATGAAGCAGCAAAAGAATGGGGTGTTGATGCAAAGAACGACATGTGGAGATTACCTCCCATGTACGTTGGACCTTATGCAGAACAAGATGCCGAGCTTGCGTTAAAATTATTTCACGTTCTTCAAAGAGAAATCCTCGCACAAGATTTAACTCACATTAATGAGTTAGAGCACCAAGTCTTACCAGTCTTGATTGATATGAAATGGCATGGTGTTAGAGTTGACATAGATCAAGCTGAACGCACAAAAAACAAACTCTTAAAAGAAGAGTCTGAACATTTACAGAAAATCAAAAAAGAAACAGGATGTGAAGTAAATGTGTGGGAAGCTAAATCTATATCTAAAATGTTCGATGCATTGGATCTTCCATATGCACGAACTGAATTGACGGGTGCTCCAAAATTCGACAAGCATTTCCTCCGCACTCATGGACACCCGTTGGTTCAAGCTGTCGCTCAGGCCAGAGAATATAATAAAGCCCGAACGACTTTCATTGATACAATTCTAAAGCATGAACATAAGGGGAGAATCCATGCTGAAATAAACCAATTACGGGGAGATGGTGGTGGCACCGTCACAGGACGACTCAGCTACAATACACCAAACCTCCAACAAGTTCCTTCCTCGAAGGTTTTAGGACCGATGATACGCTCGCTCTTTAAACCCGAAGAGGGGATGCAATGGGGTGCGTTTGACTACTCACAACAAGAACCACGTCTCGTGGTTCACCTCGCTAGCTTGACGGCTGGTGGGTTGAAAGGCGCAGATGAGTTTGTCAACGCATACCATGAAGACCCCAACACTGACTTCCACACAATGGTCTCTGAGATGGCTAAAATAGACCGTAAAAAGGCTAAAACGATCAATCTAGGGCTATTCTATGGCATGGGTAAGGGGAAACTATCTTCTGAGCTAGGATTGACTCCTGGTGAGGCTGAGGACCTTTTTGAGAAGTATCATGGACGTGTTCCTTTTGTAAAAGAAATGATTGAACGAACCATGAAGAAAGCGGCTGATGTCGGTCATGTAAGAACCTTACTCGGTCGTAAGTGTCGATTTGATATGTGGGAGCCTTCACGCTACGGTGTCCACAAACCACTGCCCAGGGACCAAGCTGAAAGAGAACATGGTAAACAAATACGCCGTGCCTTTACCTACAAAGCTTTAAACAAAATTATACAAGGATCTGCTGCTGACATGACGAAGAAAGCAATGGTAGATTTACATAAAGAAGGAATTGTACCCCTCATTCAAGTGCATGATGAACTAGATTGTTCTTTTGACAGTGAAGAACAAAAGAATAAAATTATGGAGATAATGCAAAACGCAGTGCAATTAGAAGTGCCTGTAAAATTAGATTGTGAGGTTGGACCATCATGGGGCGAGGCGAAATAGATAAAAAGAAAGATGACAAAGTAGAAGCAACACTATGTCCGAGCTGTTCGTATGAACATGTCATTGTTCCTATGTTTCGTATTGATAACGATAACTATCACTGCCTACTATGTAGAACTTCTTTTGTAAAAAGAGTAAATGGTAGAACATTATATATTCCTCTTTCTGAACCTGACGTTGAATTTGAAGCTGAGTTTGATGTTTAGCAACGACAATTATTAAACTGTTTATTTGCAAGAGACACTAATCTAATAACTTTTGCAATACACAAAATTCCTTTCGTGTTTCGGCCGTTGCTATCCTAATATTTTACCAGTTGCATAACTGTCATGCAATCAAAACAAAACTAAAAATTATTTTTCTGTGTATAAGTAGGCCAGGAGAAAAATCATGTTTAACTTAACCAACAAAGCCAAAGATCATTTCTTGAATTTTTTTAAGAGTGATGACAAAGACCAATCAATCAAAGATTTCTGTCAAGCAGAATATAAAAAAGATTGGTATGCAGCCTATAGATCTTTTAAAGAAGAAGGTCAATTTCCAAATTTTATACGAAGAACTCTATAGCAAGTCTTCTAATACGCCTGATGATGCACAAGTAAATTGTAATTTAATTGTCTCATCACGGCTTGTTAGTTCGGTAGCCACTAATTTGTAATACTCATTACATTCTTCATATGTATCAAAGATAACTTCCGAACCTAATCGGACACATTTTTGATCGTAGCCTAATCCGATACACGCCCAGCCTACTAAAAAGAATTTTAACATTTATTTACCCCTATTGACATTTATACCATAAATTCTTATATTATACTAAGAAATTAGGACTATGTTATACATTGTATTGATATCATTAATATTAGTAACACTAATATTTTATTTTAGATGGTTTATGGCTACAGGTCTAATTTTAATTTTAATATTACACTTTTTAGGAGTTATTTAATGGATGCAAGCAAATACAAATCAGTAGCTATCAAGGTCGCTGTGTATAATAAAGCACGACCGATGGCAGAAAACGATTACTGTACCATGGGTGGATTTATACAAAAACTAATTGAACAAGAGGAGAAAAAACGCAATGGCAAATTACGAAAGTAGAGAACAATTAAAGAAACATTTATCTAATGCGATTGGCTATATGAAGCATGATCGTACACAGTTTTCTTTACCAACAACGGTAGCTTTTTTAGAAGGATACTTAGATGGCTTAGAAGAAGAAGAACGTAAATTAGAAAACACACTTCAATTTATGGATAATAAGAACAAATTTTTTGATTTTGCTGATAGTGAAAAACCTACCAAAGTCACATAACAAGTTCCGATTGCGCCGGCCCAATTCGGGTAAAGCAGATGTATAGCATACACGGTAGTGTATTGTGAAAAGCTGTGAGTTTTAGTTGGAGTGCCTTTCCTCTATCTACGACTCAGGTCGGCTGACCAACAAAGGAGGATACAATGAAATTTCAACCTGTATACGAATATCAAGACGGTCGAGGTCATTCCATACGCTATTCACATCAACGTGATAAAAGACGCAGAGCGAGGAAAAGAGCCGAGAAACTAATGGGTAAAAGTTATTTTACAAACCCGAAGGAATCATTAGAATTGTCTCATGAATATAAACATGATGACAGAAGACCTAGAGTCCCTAATCTCTAGGCGTATGGTGCTTGATCTGATCGACCATGATAGAGACTACTTTAAGAATAAAAAACATAAAGTAGAAGCACTACGGGCCTGTGCTGATCTTTGGGACCACGAACTTGTGGGAGATACCAAGGATTTACAGGAAGCAACACGCCGTTTAATTGTACAAAAATTAAGTAAACTCAAGGACGGAAATGTGTTATCTTTCCCAAGATGATCAAAGATATTGTAACTAATGTAGAAATCTTCACAAAAGTCTCTAATCCACCAGAGATGCAGGAATACTTGATGTATCGTGTATTATATCGGGACGGGACGAGTGAGGAATTTACCCACGATCAGTGGCATAAGATTGTAACTAGGGGTTCTGGAGCCTTGAATCAAGGCTCACCGACCACCACATAGTCTTATTTCTTTTCTGATATTTGCGCCTGTAACAGAGCAATGACTATGTACGCTTCTTCTAATTTCTTTTCTAATTCTTGCATGATAAACCTCCCTTATATGCGTTAGTGCGTACCTATTACTGTATCAAACTCCGATTTTAAAAGTCAATAAATCTTTGCTCTTGACTTTATTTTTTGTTATGTTCTTAGTTGTACAAAGACTACGAACCACGGACCAAGGAGTTTATTATGCCACAAGGAATGAAACCAAGAAGCAGAAGAGTAAAAATGGCGACAAAGCCTATTCGCAAAGCAGTTAGAAAATTAAAAGAGGGAATGATGAGTATCCCTCCAAAAGCATTACAAACAGGACCTCGAAGAATTAAAACCGATGGTCGTATCACAAAAGAAGATATTGAAAAATATATGAAGAAAAAACCTAGAGAGTTTCAAACGGGTAATCCTAGACTAACCAAAGATAAAGGTCCAATGCAAGCAAGACCTTTACCCCTGACTCCTGAAATGATTAAAAAAATGAAGGATAGAAAAGTACCTAATCCTAAAGCTACACCACGTGATCGTTCCAAGCCTAATATTGTCACTCCGATGAGAAGAAGAAAATCTGCTAAGCAACCAGTTGGTTTTAGACAAAGACGTGCAACAGGTACAAGGGCTAAGTAATGGCCCCTCCAAGCATTCGTAACAGACCCCGAAGTAGAGCACCTACAGGTATTAACAGACCAGGGACATCTTCCCCTGCATTTAGTGGTTATAGTAAACCTTCGTCTAGACCAACAGGTCCAGGTTCAGGTTATACACCGGGTGGTGATTCTTTTCAAAACTACAGTCAAAAAGATCAGAACATCATGTTTAATCAAGCTGGTGGAAAAGATAAGTTTATTGAAATGGCTGGAAACCTTCAGCAAAAATATCCAAGAGGTTTGGACTATCAAAAATATTTAGACAAATCAAAACAGTATTTCGCAGGACAATCCGTTGGTGGTAAAGAAGTGATGGGCCCTGATGGTATCATGCGTTTACAAATGTCTGGTGCTGATGTTCCTATGAAAGATGCACAAGGTCGAACTATCTTATCAATGATGCAACCTGAACTCACAGCACAAGCTCCAACACTAGGACAACTTGTGGGTGACATGGGTCGTGGTATTGGAAGTATGATGGGAGCGGGCGCCGATTTTATCTTGGGCGGTGGAACCATGGGTAAAGTATTAGGTGGTCTAAAAGATAAATTCGCACAAGGTACAAATTTTATGGGTAAAGTTTTTAACCCAGGAGACATCGCAGGAAGACTACAAGCTGCGGGACCTGAAGCACAACGAAAATATGGACAGTTGCTCCAGCAAGGAATGACCTATCAACAAGCATTTGAGGCAGCTACAGGCTCACCCTTTTCTACAGGTACAACTGCTACTGTACCTATGCCTATGACTGATACACCTATAACTAATAATATAGGAAGTGGAGTTAAAGACTATTTATCGAAAGTTTTTAATCCAGGTGATATTGCAGGAAGATTACAATCCGCAGGACCTGAGGCACAACGAAGATATGGAGAGTTCATGCAAAAAGGAATACCTTACCAACAAGCTTTTGAAATGGCTACTGGGCAAAAATTTGCTATGGGTGGAATTGCTACTTTGAATTGATGTTTGACATATCAACTTCGGCTATTTCTGTAATCTTCTTGATCATTCCTCTAGGGACCGTGGTCCCCCGACCAAAAGTTTTAGATGACGGAATCCAATCCGCAACAACAGTGACAGAATCTTCTTCTTCTTTTAAAATTAACCCAAAACTCCAAACAAGGGGCGGCGGTTCAAGGTCTTTGATGTCTTCTTGTTCGTACCAACCAGTCTGATGTTCAATAGTATCGTCCCAGTCAATCCTTACCAATTTCATGTAAATCACTATATATATTATTCTACACAAATTAAATCTAAACTTGTAAAAAATCAGCGAAATCGGTTTACATATTTACAATATAGTAAAAACATATATATATCGCGGGTTCCCTCTGTAAATAAGTTGTCATCTCGTTGTAAACGGTTGGCTCTTCGTTTACACAGTTTGTTGATAAATAAGGCTTTTTGGAGGGTCTCAAGTTAAAAAATGGAAAAAACGATGTCAAAAAAACAGGAAAAAACACTCGATTTGACCCCAAAACAGATGAAATTTGTCGATATTTTCATCGAAAAAGGGCATATTCAGAGTGCAAAACAGTGTGCTTTGGACGCTGGATACGCTGAAAGTGGGGCTACTGTCAATGCAAGTCAATTACAAAACCCTAAATACTATCCTCGTGTAGTCGAGGAAATAGAACGTAGAAGAGCTGAGTTGGCTAGGAGATACTCCATTTCCTACAAATCTCATGTACAAAAACTAGCTGAGTTGAGAGACTCGGCGGAGGCTGCTGGTAATTACACTGGAGCTATTGCTGCTGAGAAATATCGAGGCATGGTAGCTGGACTTTATGTTGACAAGAAAGAAATCATGCATGGCACGATTGATTCAATGTCTGTTGGAGAAGTAGAGGAGAAACTAGTTGAACTTAGAAAAAAACTATCCATTCCTGGAGAGTATGAAATTATTGACCAAGACACATCTGAAGGGTCATCTGTCGGAGAGTCTGGCGATGACTTACTTATTGAAGAAGGGGAATCTAGTCTTCAAGACGATTCATGACACTGGTTGTGTCGATATTGTGTCTATTGATAAGCGTGGAAAAGTCCATTTGTATGACGTTAAAACGGCTTTGAAGTATGCAAAAGGAAACAAAAAAGGTAAACCAATCAACCGAGTATTAACTGCATTACAGAAGAAACTTAGGGTTGAGTTATTGATGGTTGATCTTGAAGAAGAAAGGTGCTGGATAATTAAACATGGCAGAAGAGAAAAACCTCTGGAAACAGTTAAAAAATAATACTAAATCAATAATTTGGACTAGAATTGAAAGCTCTACAGGTTTGGGTATTCCTGATCTGTTTGGCTTTTACAAACGAGGCTTTTGGTTAGAGTTGAAGATAATAACCAATAATAAACTTAACTTCTCACCACATCAAATTGCGTGGATTCACAGGCATTATTCTGCTGGCTGTCCTGTGTTCGTACTTGCCAGAGACCCTCTTTCGAAGACCCTTAAATTATTCTCAGGCTCCATTGTCCGTGATCCATTATCCATTAACGATAAACCCGTCCTTTGTTCCATCGCCCCCGGTTCCAGGTCCCAGAGCTGGGATCTCCTGATGCACTTACTGGGTTGCTGGACTCCTGATGGTAGTTCAAGCACGAAGCTCCATTAGTCTCCATTCCCACGGCCCACCACCATTACCTCTTAATAAAAAAACCGTGCAGCCAGTCCCCCAGGCTGTGATGGTTGACAGCAGGAGTACATTCTGCTACTCCTAAGTTCTTCCTTCTTTGTTTAGTTAGCCAAACATTAAACAAAACGGTGAGTCGAAGTCCTCGGCTCACCACCCTTTTTCCATTGTCCATTCCCCATTACCCAATGACCTCTTAGTATTACTATTATATACAGGAGCTGGCATCCCAGGGAGCTGGGTTTCTGGACAGCAGGACTTTAAAAAAGTTTTCTTTTACCTCTTGACATCCTAACTAATTAGGACTATATATATTAATAGAACTTGGAAGCGATAAAGGAAAAAGGATAAGTAGCGAACAGACGAACACGCACCGACCAAGTTTAGGTTCAGGTAGTTGCCGTAATGACTCGAGATCCTGAATCGCAAACAAAGGAGGGAACATGAGCACTAATATGTATGATCAAGCAAAAGAGGACACGATCCCCAATGATTATGTTGTAGACTTTGGATCGGTTTACATTGACAAAGCAACCAAAGACAGACTGGACATAGATCCAGAGTTCTGCAGAGAGTGGATCATTGAACACGCATACATTGATCAAATCATAAAGGATGAATATGAGGAGGAAGAAAATGTCAGATGAACAAATCATTTATAATATTAGGGTGTGGTTGATTCTTAATTGTAGAAACTATGCTGATGAAGGATTAATCAAAGACAATCAACTTTTACTAAAAGCAATTAGAAACTGGAGGCAAGAAAAATGAATTACCATTTCAAGCACATCGAATACAGACTATTATTTCAACACGGCTGGGATCGTTGTCCCTGGTTTGTGAGCTGGAGAGAGGAGGTCCATCATGCCAGTTGAGTTTAAACAAGACTCCATTAAAGAATGGATCACAAGCAACCTGGATGAGAGTACCATCTCTGACGTTGTCCTGAACGGATGCCAGGGGGGCACGATCCCCGAGCTCATTTACTATGCAGACACGAATGCCTTTTATGAAAAGTACCAAGAGGAGATCTGGGACATGTTGTGGGACTCGTACTCTGACTGTTCAAATTCTATTCTCCATTTCATAAGCACTTTTAATGGTGCTGATGGCGTGGCATCAGACCTGCAGTTCAGGAACCTGCTGGCGTGGTACGCTGCGGAAGAAGTGTGTCGCCAAATCATGGGCGATAAAGAATCGAAGGAGTGCTTTGATGAAATAAGCACGGCTCTTCATCAAACTTAATGCCTCCCTTTTTAGTTTACTTTGGAATATTAACACTGGTAGCGGTGATGGTTTCGTTTTCCATCGCCAAGCTACCTTTTGGCATTGGTGCAGTATTCCGTGAAATACTGGCGAGCTGGACGCTGCTCCTGCTGTACTGGCTGGTGTTCTCCATTCTCCATTCCCTTCTTACCCTTTAGGGTATTAGGTATAGTAATATAGAAGTTCCCCCGGGAGCTGGGTTTCCTGACAGCACAACCTCTTGCTGTGAAAAAAGTTATCCACAACTTAATTAAAATAATTACTTGCAATTAGTTAGGATATCACTATATTTAATATATGAACATGATAGCTAGTTGTAAAAGGCGTGATGATCTACTAGCAGAATACATCACATTAACTGAATGTTCATATATGAGCA